TCGATAGATGATCTTTTGCGCGACAAAGTGGCTCTTGCCCGATCCGGCCCCACCGTAGTAGATTTCGTAGCGTTTTTGATTCTTGAGATACGGAATGTATGCGTCGTTGAACTCTTGCGCTTTGCTCTTGAATCGAATGTCTATAACGGTGTCATTCGCCATCGTCATCGAACCCGATTCTTATCTGGAACGCGCCGGAGTGTTCGATGTCGATGTTGTCCCGTTGTTGGAGTATTTGCTTTCCAAGCCATATCTGCATCGTTCTGTCGCCGGATTCCGCAAGTTTCCATTGCATCCTCCGAAGACTTGCCCGGCCGAGAAGTCGCGCTTTGTTATATAGCTCGTTAAACCTTTTGCTTCGCTGGAGTGTGTCAACAGACATTCCGAGCACGGACGCGATTTCTTCCTGCGTGCAATGTATTTGGGCGAGCTTTTCCGCAAGCTCGAAGTCTATTTCTTTTCTTGGCCTTGCCATTCTAATCACCTGCTTTTATATGCACCGCAAAACGTCATGGTGTCTTTTTTTCATAAAGTTCCCCGTTTCGCTTTATCGTGATGTTCGGGTCGAGCTTCCGCATCCGGTCGATGATGACGCTGCAGTATTTCGAATCTATCTCCATTCCGTAGCACTTGCGGTTTAATTGATGCGCCGCGACCATTGTTGTGCCGGAACCGAGATAAATGTCTGCCACATTGTCTTGTTCTTTAGAATTATTCAACAGCGCGTTTTCAACCAATTTAACCGGCTTCATGGTTGGATGTTCCTTGTTCGATCTCGGCTTGTCAACCTTCCATACGCTTGTCTTGTGTTCGCCTAACCCATAAAACTTGTGCGTTTTGTTCCACGTCAACAATATTGGTTCGTGCTGATATTCATAATCAAGTCTCCCCATCGAAAACGTAGGAGCGTTTTTATACCACATTAAAACGTGCCGCACAGGCAGTCCGGCATCCCTCATCATCATCATCATCATTCCCAATTCTCCGCCTTGCGGAGCAGTAACAAAATATGTACAACAGTCATTTGAATAGTTCTTTAGGTTTGTGAACGCGGATACGAGTTTATTATAAAGTTCGTCACGAGAAATGTTATCGTCTTTAATATCCTTTAAATTCCTTCCAGCCTTCTGGAAGGAATTTAAGAATCGGTTTTTTGCGCCAATCTCTACCCCATACGGCGGGTCAGTAAACACCATGTCCGCCTTCTCCCCGTTCATCAGCTTTGCCATCTGCTCACTATCCGTGCTATCCCCACATAACAAGCGATGCGGGCCTATCTCGAACAAATCGCCGAGCGCAATGTCGGTTTCGATTTCGTCTGGCACTTCGTAGTCATCTTCTTGCGCTTCTTGCTTCGGCATCCAATCTTCCGGGAAGTCGATGCCCCAATCTGAAAGTTTTGGAGCGTCCCATTCGTTGGCTAAAATATCCCAATCCCACTCGCCGTATGGGGCGTTGTCAGCGATAATAAACCGTTTCTTCTGCTCCTCGGTCAACTCATCGGCTCTTTTCACCCACTCGTCCGGGATTTCTTTGAATCCGAGATGTTGAAGCGCTTTATACCGCATATTGCCGCCCAATATCATCCCATCGGCATCGACGACTATCGGGCGCAGCTTCATCATCTCCGGGAACTCTTCAATGCTTTTAACGAGCTTCTGGAACCGCGCGTCTTTGATTATTCTTGGGTTCTTTGGGTTGACTTTTATCTCTTTAATTTGCATTGTTCCCTCCCGAAAAATTCGCAACAAAAAAGGGCCCGGAGGCCCTTCTTCATATTTCATCCGCGGTATTATCATACCTGCGGCTATTATATCGATAATACCACAATTATGTTTTTTTGTCAAGTGGTATCGTTTTTATCGCCTCGATCATCCGGTCGAACAGAGTGACCGGGTACATCTTAGCGTTTCCGATCGTCTGCACGGGCTGGAGGTCTAAATATTTGAGTGTCTCAAGAAGCACGGGACGTGGTATCCCGTGCTGTTTTGCGTAATCCGTAGCGGTTATGAGTGTGTTATTCATCATCTTCTTCCTCACTGATCGCTTCCTCATTTATTATCCCCGTTAGCCTCTCCAAACAGAACCGCTTCATCTTGTACAGCTTACTCGTCGAGCAGTCGAACAACACTGCCAGACGCCGCACCGGCAGCGTCCGAAACTTCATCCGGCCCCACTCGTACTCCAGCCACGCGCTCATGGTATTCGCGGGCTCGAAGTCGTGGTTGATATAGCAGTGGAACAGGATCGTGCGGCACTCTCGCGGGAGCTGATTGTACCAGCGATCGAAGAACTTGATAAACAAACCCGCGCGCACCTGATCGTTCAGGCACGCGAGCTCGTTCGGGTGCCCGCTCAGGTGCCAGTCGATTTCGCCGGAAGGCAGAATCACGAGATGCACGCGGCAGCCGAGATAACGTTGCACGTTTGCCTTGTAACTCTGCAACATCCGCACAACGTCCGCATTGGATACGCGGCTATTTTTGAGAGTGATATCGCGCATTAATAAGCTTTTTGAGAAGACGAACCCTGGACTCTGCGATAAGATCGGCCTTCCGTTTGCCGATCATCGCTTCAAGTTCGGATATGCGTGTAACAATTGCCTCGAGTTCGGATATTTTTGCGACATCGCCTTGTATCGCTTCCACTTTGCAGAGCCTGAGCCGGGACGTCATCCGCATAATCGCTTCGAGGTCTCTTTTTGTGTTATAGAGGTCAAGTTCTAACGTTTGATAGTTTGCAAACACGTTTAGAAATTCCTGTTCATCCATAGCGCTAAGCATTTGAACCCCTCCAGGCCATATAGGTTATCGGGAACGCGCCGGCGAATTCCAACTCCATCCGCTTGGCGATGTCCCGTATCTCTTGCTCCGCACGATTGCTTAATCGCTCATCCAAGAAGTGCATCAGTTCCCGGAGATTCACAAGCCAGTAGAACTCGGTAAGGATGCTCATCGGCAGGATTCGCCGCGCAATCTCGCGGGGAATCTTTAGCTCGTCGGTTTGGAACGCGTAATCCCGTAGCGCATAATCAATATGCTTTTGTTCGTAGCCCGCCGGAAGTTTGTCGAGGTCGGCGCTCTCACTCTCGATTGGATCCACACGCCGCGTGGAACGGGTGATCCGCGACGCGTGCCGGTATTGTAAGAATTGCGAGTGACAGAGCCGCGAGCAACGGATATAGAACCACATGCTCGCAAACTCGAACGGTGTGCCCTCTTTATTCGCGATTAAACCGTTTATGATCGGCTCGACGCGTTCGCTCTCGACGTGCTTGGCCCCATAACTGATTCGAGCCGCCAACGCGATTGATCCGTCGGATCCGTAGCGGTTGATCACCTTCACAATGTTTCGTTCGCTCATTTTATACCCTCCCCAGCATCGTATCCAATATGTACCGCGACCACGATTCGAGCGGCATCTTATCGAGCTCCTCGATCGTGTGCCAACGCCACTCCGGTATCTCGTCCGATGGTTTGAGTTCGCCTGCCCACTTCGTGCAAAACGACGCCACGCCAAGATGAACGCGATCAACAGCGGTTTCGTGCAGCATAATGCTGATTAGGTATTGGAGATGTACCGGTGTTACGCCAATCTCTTCGAACATCTCGCGCCGTCTCGCGTTGTCTACCGCAGGCCAGCCGTATCCGTCGTTCTCTTCCACGTGCCCGCCGATCCCGATGGTGAGTTGATCGTGCAACCGGCCTTCGCTGCTCGTCTTCTGCCGTTTGTAAGCAAGTATCTTGCCGTTGTCGCCTCTCGTGCGGTCGAACAGCACCGTATATGGTATCAGTTGCCGGTACGCGTAGTTCGTCTCGACAATGCTCCGTTCGAGGTATACCCCGCGGGCGTTTACGTATCCCACCACGTCATCGATGTCGCTGATTGCCGGAACGCATAGTATCTTCGCCATCTCACACCTCCGTGGATCGGATCGGCATTATGTAATGCGAGGCGTTGCCATCTTCCAATCGCATAATATCCGCGGGCGTGCCAAGCTGTATCGTCAGGTCGCCACCTTTAACGTGTTGCGCGGTGTCGATTGTCGCAAGCCTGAACCCGTCCGCCGTGACGAACCGGAGATGGCCATCAACGCTTTCGAAGTGTAGCCCGTTCAACGCGCGCATCATTGGATCGGCGGCTATCGCATAGATAACGCGGTCAATCTCGCTTGAGAGCGTCGGGATGAGTTCGATCGGTTCAGCCGTTGAATCGAATATCAGCGCCGGGAAGTCTTCGGGGTCGAGCATTGGGATGTTTGCGACTCCGCCGTTGCTGTACACGTCAAGCGTCGCTT